CGGCCTACCATCACGCTCAACAACAAAAACCATTTGGACATTGATCAATTGCAAAAGAGCCTCAAGCGGGTCTGTCTTGTAGACTACTTGAAGCTCTCTTACGTTTTCTTCGCTAAGGTCATTGTATAGCGGAATGATATGCTTGGGCCTTAACGGATAAAGCCCAAGACCATGAGATTTAATTACAGGATCATCCATACAGCTTTCTGAAACCTTCTTCGACTTGTTTTACGAAATGAGGGTCACGCCGAACTGGGCTATGATACCGTTCATCTTGCATCATCTCACGAAGTGCCTGTTCGTCAAGTCTTGTTGAAGGTGATGTCTCGCCGCTAAACGAACCATCTTTCATTGCATCCATAATATGCTCAAGCGCTAAGATGCCCTCATGTGTTTCGCACATACGCTCAATTGCGCCGATTGCATTCTCAGGAAAGAACTTATTAGCAAACATAGACACAGCTTCAATGCGTTGCTTTGAGTTGTCACCAAGCTTTGCTGCCTCTGCATCTATGTCAATCTCAGGTTCAGCATTTGCTGATACAGCCTCGACATACATATCGATGCCCTTCTGAAACTCTTCTTGGCTATAGCCATTCTCGAATGCGTGGCTAGACCACCACTGCAGAAGCTCACTGTTTACTGCCGATTCTTCGTCAATAGTTTCTGGAAGCTGATACTCTCCCGCACTTGCTGGACGATCTTTAAATGCTTCAGCTTGTAGTTCTTCAAGAAGTTTTTCGCGGAGCGTTTCTTCCTTCGAGCCAAGCTTCTTCTCCAACTCCTTATAAGCATTTGCTAGATCGTCTGCACTCTTATACTTCCCAAGCAAAAGGTCTTGTTCAGCTTGAGTAGTCTCTGTGGTTTCTACTGTAGCCTCAGTAGCTTCAGCAGATTCAGTGGCCTCGCCACCAGAAAGTAAGCTATCACTCATTTGTTTTTGCTCCGTTGTGCGTGGGCAATACGCTGTTCAATTTGTCCAACAATGAATCGCTGCCCCTCCCGATGCCAAAGAGAATTGGTATCCTCATTGGGGCCAGCAACCATTTCAATGGTTATTGACCTAAGGTAACGCAATACCTCTTTGCCTGTTGGCGTATTGAAGATTTCAGCAATGTTCTGGCTGATCTGAATATCAAGCTCCCTGCTTCGCTGGAAGCCATCTATTCCAATATTAACCTTGTTGTTGCTCAATTGGCATACCTTGCTGTTGTTGCTGCATAGCCATTTGCTGCGCTAGTGCAGCTATTTGTCTACGCTGTTCTTCGTCCCGAATCAAGGACTCAGGCACTCCAAACTTACGAGCAAGGTGAATTGCAGTCTGTTCGCTATCAATAAGTAGCTGCAACATCTCAGGTCCAAAGACCCCGCCAACCAACTCAAGGAAGCGCGCAACCGAAGAAATATCTTGGTTAGCCTGTGCTTGAGCCAATGGGGAAACGGATTTAATTTTAATCTCACGCCCGTTCACAGTAGGGACTTCGATGCGCCCTTGTTTCTTCAGGATATAGATTACACGCTGAAGAACAGGCTGAACCAACTCAGCCTGCAAACGACCAAACGCAGAACCCATACGGCGAGATAGATCGGCCATACGCTCTGCAACCTCGGTCGCAGTAGCGGGGGTTTTATTAGGATCACCAAGCATATCATTGTAAAGCGCGCGCTTAATATTCAAACGCATATCGTTTAGAACTAGCTGTGCAACGTCGAAGCGCCCTGCCGCGTTGATTGGTTGCAAGCCAGAACTGCCCATAGCCTTTGGAATAATAGAGCCAGGGACTAGCTGAATAGTATCTGGATTGATTACGCCATCGTCTTCCATCTGGTAGATACCAGAGATGGACATCTGAGCATTCTCAAGGATAAGCTCAATGGTTAGGTTTGTTGTTTTGATTGCAGACAAAGCATTGATAAGTGGGCCACGGCCGTAAATTTCGCCTGCACACTTGGACCAACGGAAACAGATAAACGGATTAGAGCCAACGCCTGCCATTTGTTTTTCATGCAAGACAGTCTTAGTCGTCATGCAGAATGCGTAGTGATAGTAAGCCTCTTCGTTTTTACGAGAGTAATCACGGCAAACAACTTCGAGAACATCTGTTGTGTTATCGCCGCCCATCTTGCTCATAACCTTTGGATCAAAGGTTGAGCGCGGGAACATAAGAGGTAGGTGATCGAACTTAACCTTCTTCCGCTCACGGAATACATGGTCGATCCGATCGTCTGGGCCTGTGTCAAGAACAACGTGAGGCAAAGGGATCGCAGTAAAGTTTACTGGATTTAGGGCATCACCTTCCTCAACACAAAGAACGCCAGTGCCAACAGCAAGATCAAGGAAAGACTCGTGAACTTCTTGGGCAAAGTTTGAGTTCTGAAGGACTTCAAAAACGTAGTCAGTGACTTCATCCAACTCGTTGTCAACGCCATCGCGTTCCTCAGGAGGGACTTCAGAGCCAGCAGCAAGGTCAGCCCAGCGCGCAAAGTTTGGGACAATGCCAGCTTGAAGTCGGCTGGCAAACTCTTGGACACCAACAACCGCAGTTTCGTCAAAGATTTTATCATCGCGCCTTTGGCCCGACTCTTCATAGTAGAAAGATTCACGTTGAGGTAAGGCATACTCATAGCACTCCTCGAATAGTGGAACCCAATTCTCACGGCGAGCCTTAGCCTTTTGGTAATGCTCAATATATTTCTTTGCGATTGGATTGCTGGAATATTCCATTAGCGATTAAACCTACCTAAGAAGCCAGAACCGCCGCCAGCAGAACGCTGAAGCATAGAACGGCCACGGCGACCAGTGCCACCAGCGCGACCGCGCTTTGTTGTGCGCTCAGTAATTGCTTCTTCGATGTCGCCCGCTTTAGTTTGCGCGCGCTCTTGAATTGCTTCTTGCTTTGCCTCTTCGGCAGCAACACGCTGTTCAGCAGCAGCACGAGCTTGGTCCTCTGCAGCAAGTGCCTGCCGCTCTCTTGTCGTTCTATCGATGCCTAAGGCTTTTTTAACTGGTTGGCACATAGCTACCTCCTAATCATAGCTTTGCTAAACATAGAATATAATTCTGCACAACGCACAATTTACATTCTAGCCCAAAGCCCTTGTCGTCTTTGTTGCTTTGGTTTGCGGTTAAATACGTCAAAGTCCTTTCTTGCAACAACAGGTTGAGCTGGTTTCTGCGAGTTCATTAAAGCGCGGCCTTCGCCTGCACCAAGAAACAAATACTGCGCTGCGTCATGAACGTGAGAAAACATATTCTTGTCTGGCTTGTCAGCGTAACGCTCACCAGAAACTTCCATACGCTTATAACCATACCCGCCCTCGAAGCCTTTGATAAGTTGTTGGCAACGGCGGTCAATAAGTAGGGCTGGCTTACCTTCAATCATCTTGGTGAGTTGGGAGGATACGGCCTCGATGCGAAGGTCAACAGAGTTGGAAGGCGCAGGGAACGCCCTCAAGCCAGCCCCGCGCAGAATGTGAAAGGGTGTTGATTCATCAGTCTGCGCTCTAAAGTCGCCAGCAGGGTCGCCATATATAATGACCTCTGAGGCTGCATTGAATCGAGTTGCTAGTTCATTGCGAAGAACTTCAGCAAATCTAACTATGCCCATATCTACAGCAACGATCTCTGATTGCAAGAACCAACGACCGCGCACCTTTTGACCAAGCACAGCAGCAGGCGTAAGGCCAAAGTCTACACCAACATACACTGGCGCTCCAGCAGCGACAGGTATCTCTTCTTTTGCGACATGAACCTCTGGTGCAAACATTGGATATACGGGCTTTCCGTCTTGGACATGGCCTAGCCTATTCATAACATAGACATCGATCCAGCTTTTTGTCTTACCCCTAATTAGATTAGGATAATAAGACTTCATCATGTGCTTAGTATTTTCAGCGTCAGGATTAGGTTTGTAATCCTCGATCTCGCCCTCTTCGTTCTTTTCCTCAATCATACCCGCAGGCTGAGTAAAGAACTGCCAATTGTCTGGCTTCACCAGCATCCGCGCCTGCTCACGCGGAATGTGATCTGGAATAGGAACCTCACCCGCCATAATAGGCCACCAGTGATCTTCCTCTGGCGCGTTAGTATCAGCGATTACTCCAGTCCAAGTGGGGCCACCATCACGCATAGAAGGGAAACGACCAACACGCATGGTGCAGGCATCAATAATACTCTTAGGTATTTCCCTAGCTTCGTTGATCCAAATTCCAGTCAGTTCAAGTGACAGAAGTTTCTTAACATCTTCGGGGCGGTCTAATGCTAAGAAGATAACCTCAAGGTCAAGGTCACCCTTCTTAATGTGATGGGTATAGGGAACTGACCAAGTAAACTTACCCCAGTCGTTCTCAGGAAACCAATCAAGCCAAGTCTTAATGGTGGTCGTTCTAAGCTGCGGGTTGGTGTTACGAATGATAGCCCAGCGACTCTTGCGCGTTCCGTCTGGTCCCTTAGCTTGACTAAGCGCTCTACGGAATACCTCAACCGTGCAACCCACAGACTTACCAGAACCAACGGGGCCGCGAATGCCGCGAAAGAAAGTATCGTCCTTCATAAAGGATTTAAGCACTTCCCCGTCTGGCTTGTATTTGAAATCTACCAATTGAGGATGTCCCTGTCCTTGCCAGCCTTAATCATTCCCGCCGCAACATCAGGGCCAAGCGCCTCGATAAGCTT